CAATACAGAAGCAGCTTTAACTTGCTTGGTATATGCCATTGCACGAGCCAAACCTTTGGTGTAGCGAGCAGACAAGGAGTCGTAGAGGTTATCTTCAACTGCTTCTTCCGTAATCGCAAAGCCCAAGGCAATGGTTTCGTGGTTGTAGCGTGCTGTGAAAGCTTCTTGTGCATTGTCATAAGCGATGGCTGAGCCTTCGTTCTTGACTGGTGCAGCAGAGAAACCTGAAAGTTTCGTTTCTTCTTCAAAAGAACGCTCAGAGGTTTCGATTTCATAAATTTCTTTATGTTCTTCACCGTAACGTGCGTACTCCAGACCAAACAATGCATTCAGTCCGGGAAGGAGTTCTTTTAACAGTTGTGCGCGTGAAATAGCCATTTAAGTTACTCCTTAAGCTGTTTGAGTACCAAGAGCAGTGTAGTACGAGTGGACAGCGAAGTTGATCTTGCAAAGAACTTCCTGATACTGTGTAAACACCATCGTGGATCCGGTTGGAATAACGGTAGCCGTAGCAGCAGCGCCGCCAGCATTAACTACCCCGTATTGGGCATTAACAACTACTGATGTTGCGCCAGCAGAAGCTGCTGTAGAAACCCAGTTTGCTGTACCAACGTATTGACCGTTTGCTGCTAAGAAACCAACCGCAGTACCCACTGGGAGTGCTTGCACTGTGTTACCAGTAGCTGACAAAGTCAAAGTTGTTGTGCCTGAAGACCATGTTGCTGTTCCCAAAGGAATAGCTGTCTCTTGAACCATATCAACAATACGGACAGGTAAAGCAGCGGTTGTGGCAGCAGAAGATGCCAAAATGCCGTTTGACGAGTTACCAGTATTGGTGCTACCAGCCAAGTTAGAGACGGTCATATTAAGACCGATCATTGCAGGTGACGCTGAGCCAATAGTTGTACCGCCTTGAGTGGTAACAACAGCCGCTCTAAAGACCGTATCAGGATCATCAGTCACGATAGCAACTCCGTCTCCAGCTAAAGTCGAAGCAGGCCAGTATTGGCTAAAACGTTTTTGCTTAGTTACTGGGTCTGTATAAGAACAGCCCAAGAAAATACCCACAGCACCGTAACCAGCCGCACCGGTGGAAGCAGAGCCGCCATCAGTAACTGCTAAGCGGGTAACAAAACCGCGAGTGATTGCTACAAAATCGCCATAGAAAATGTTGGTAGCGTATCCGTATTGAACGGGGATATTACGGGTAGAACCCGCAAACACCTGACCACCAATCAAGTTCACCGGCTTTAGCCCGTAAGGGCCACTAATCGTCGGAAAAGCCATTTGAGACTCCTTTATTTTGAACCAGAACCAAATCCGCTTCCTCTGCTGACTGTCGATTGTCTTTCGGCAAACAGCGGCATACGCGGGTCATTTTGTCGCATGAAATTATTGTCCACAGATTGAATCTGGGCTTTATTCTGCTCTTCAAAGTACTCTTTGATGGAAGCGAGTCTGTCGGTTGGCATCTTGCAAAGCATGAGTCCACCAATTTCCACGTTGCCATTAGCAGCACCTTCAAGCATAAGCTCAGGGTGATCTGTTGCCTTAACCGGTTCCCAGCCATCGCGCATCTTGCGAGATACGTTGGTCGGGTCTGAAGCACCGAGAATGTGTGTCGCTATCCAGCGATACGACCATCCGGGCTCAGGTGTTGGATCGGGCAGAGTGCTCGATGGTTTATAGACATAACGAGCAGTTTTTTCGCGTGACACTACATCACGAGGGGTACGGTTTTCAGCCATTTGAATTCTCCAATTTTAAAACTTCAGCAACATATTTCTTAGGGTCAAGGTTGTACTTTTTAATTAACGCCGCTTGAGTCGGAGTTAACTGTATCTTCCTTGTTCCAGTCGAACGAGTTGCCGGAGCAACTACTGCTGCCGGTTTTCTACTGGATGTATCAACCGACTTTGACCTACCTTCGTTTCCACCGAAAACTTCGGGGAACGTTGACTTCACGCGAGCATCTATTTGCTCGAAATAATCATCACTGCGAGGATCGACCCCGTTGTTGACTAGTTTTTGATGCAGCCCTAGTGCAAAGCTGGTAACTTCTTCGAACCCGTCTGTGCCAAACCACTGGTTTTTTGCTTGCCAGCGCAAGGTCTTTTCGTCAGCACGCACCGGTTCGGGTGCTTGTTGTCGCTGTTGTACCTCAAAATTTTCGTTTTGTAAAGCAGGTGGACGGAAATTTTGTGCATTTTGCAACTTTAATTTAGCTTCAAATAGACTTTCCTGTGCGGCAAGTATGGCATCAGTGTCAAAAGCTTCCTGTGCCGCCTTGTATTCCCGCCGAGCTTTGTCCAGTTCCGCTTCGGCTGCGGTCTTGGCCATGACTCCATACTGTTCTGTACCAGTACTGACGTACTGTTTGAGCTTTTTATTCTCTTCAGACATGTGTTGCGCAATGCGCTCAAGCTCTTGTTTTTCACGTAACAAAGCTTCTTTGGCACGGCGCTCGTCATGACGTGCGTGTGTGAGTTCTTTGATTCGGTCTTGAACTTTTTTGCCGTACGAATCAATTTCTTCTTCGGTCGGGTCTTCTACTTCTTTGTCAAGCTTGGGACTGAACCGATCATTTGGGGGTGTATCGTCAACGATTTCAATCTCAACATCGCCCTCTTCGTCTTGCAGAGCTACTTGATTTTTCTTTTCGTCTTCGATCTCGTCTGGGAATTTGTATGCTTCTGGCATGTCGTCTCCTGTTAAGCGCGGGTTAAGCCACGGGGATCATCCACAACAGCATCCACTTGGTCATCATTGATGAGGCGGAACTCTTTGCCGTAAATCTTGAATCGCGTACCAGAATAGGTACGTACGAGTACGAAGTCACCTTCCTTGCACCACGCACCTGCGGGGAACTTGGTGGAGTCTTTATACGCGTCGGGGCCGACTTTCAATACGAACAACACCGTGGTGGCGTGCTCTTCTTGACGCATGGTGGCTGTGTCGCGCACAAGGTCTAGCTCCGTACCAGCAATCTTTTCAGACACTGGGGGAACTGCGCACAGTATTTTCCATCCCGTAGGAGTAGGAAGTAGTGTGGCTTTTTCATCGTCAGTTGCATCTTTGGGAGGCGCGTCTAGTTGTATAACTGCATCAGGCAGGGCGTACTGCCCCGGTTCAAGAAGTATTTCACTCATTGGATTTTTCCACTTTCTCAGCAAGGTCAAGGAGATGGCGCTCTGCGATGGCTAGACCCTGAATAGTCCCGCAAAGTTTTTGATACTCTTCAAAAGTGCGACATGCCCCACCAGCGCAATCATCTGCATAGTTGTTCATGTCGATACGTATTTTTTCGCGCAATACGCGTGCGAAGTCTTGGATCATTTAGTTGGTTTCTCCTTTTGTTGATTAAGTTGTTGCATTTGCATTTGTTCACGCTGGCGCTTTAAGTCACCTGCTTTACCCATTGCGGTGATGTTTGCCGTTGTCTTCTGGTTTTGCAATTGACCGGCTTTGTTCATGGCATCAACTTGAAGACGCTTGTTCTCAAGGTTTAGTTTGCCCTCGACCTCTTGTTTTCTGAGCGCCAGTTCTTGTTGCTTGATTTGCAACTCTTGCTGCTGCATCTGGATCATTGGGTCTTGCTGTTGTTGCTGAGCTTGTTTCTGAGCTTGCTGTGATTGGTTTTGCTGTAGCACTTGCTGTGCAGCCTGCGCCATCATTCCAGAGAGTTGAATTTCCATCTCTGGTGGCAGCTTCTCATCTTCGGGCGGCAGTGGCATACCCATCTGCTGTTCAATTTTCTGGCGATAGGCAAAACCTACGTGCTCAGCAACGTGCGCCATCATTGCCGCTTGAATCTGCGGAGCTTTAGGGTTCTGGCCAACCAACTCCATGACTATCGGGTCTTGCATTGCCATCATGTGCACTTGTATATGCGACTGGTGGTCTTGGTAGAAGAACGCTTTGAGTGGTTCCAAACGCAGTGCCGCCATGTTCTCAGACACAGGATCTTTTGGTTTCTGGTCATCCGGCAAAGGCACAAGCTTGTCAGCATCCTTGATACCCAACACCGCCAACATTTGCCTGTGAAGCTGTGGCAAGTCGTAAATATCTGGAGCCATCTGCGCCATCTGGATCACAGCTTGGTACTGCACAACGCGTTGACTCATAGTCGCTGCGTTTGGATCGCTCACAGGAATGATGTCTACGTGGTCGTAGTCTTCTTTCTTGGCCTTGCGGGTGGCATCAACCGGATCGTAGTCATAGTCAGGGTCGGTGTAGTCGCGGATGATCGCGGCCAACAGACGCAACTCTTGTTTGAATGTGTAGTGCAGACGGGCTTGTACCGCTGACATAACTTTTAGCTGGCGCTCCAAGAGAGCCAGTGTCGTACCCACAGGGGCTTGGGCAGACATGTCTGACACCTTCATGTCAGCAGTGGCTGCAAACCTGCGGCCTTCATCTACGATCTTGTCCATCAACCCAGACAAGACAAGGCTTGGTTCTTTATATGGCAGTGGCAGGATGCTGTCGCGCAACGCACCAGAGCCAATATCTACATCGCGCCATTCTCCGGGTGCAATCGGTGTGTCGTCTCCCTTGATGCGCATGCCACGGGATTTGAGTCCCCCGGGAAGGTTTGAGAGCGTACCCGCGTCGATAAGCTGGCGCATGAGGCTGGTAGCAGATTTGGCATACCCTCCAATGAGATGGAATAGGCCAAAGCCGTACGCTCCAAAACCCGGGATGTATTGATAGTGAACAAAGTGTTGTCGTTTAAGCTCAAGTGGATCGTCCTGTTCCCAGTTTCTACGGATGGCCAGAACAGCGTCCGTGCCTTTTATTAGGGTAACTACGTATGGCCTTGTGATTCCTGTCGGCTCGCCGTCGTCACCCTTGTCTTCATCGCCCTTTAGCACCAAGTCAACATGTGACTCGTACAGCGTGTATCGGTCGTCGTTCAGATCAGAGAAGCCTGTTTCTTTGTCTTTGGCTTTCTTGATGTTGTCTTGTTCTTTGGTCGGGTCAGGCAAATCAATATCACGATAGAAACCTGCTTGTTGTAGCTTGACAATCTCGTTCTTTGTCTTGCGCATGACGTGCGTCAAGCGGTAGCAGGTATCTAAATCAGACGTGCCATATGGCAGGAGGATGTCCTCTGCCGGTACAAATATTGAAATCTGACGGCCAATGTTGGGGTCGTAGTATACCTTCTTGAACGCTGAACCTGTAGCCGGGAGGCTCCACAACATGCGCTCATGCTCAGGGCGGAACTCGCGCATGACTTCTGTCAGCTCGTAGTTCATGTCTTCTTCAACACGCCCAGCAGCTTCTTGTTTCTCAAGGGTTTCTTTACCCAGAATTTTTGTACGTACAGGCCCTTGCGCTGGGAATGTCTCGGTGATTGTCTCTGACTGGAAACGCACCACAGCCTCGGTAATCATAGGGTGGAACACGCCCGACGCACCGTTCCACGGTTCAGTGCGCTCCTCATACTGGAGGCCAAGGAGTTTGAGTCCTTCCGTGTACGCCTTTTCCCAGTCCTTGCGTGATTGCTTGTCTTGGTCAATGTCGCCTTCTAGTTCAGATGCCATTGACATGATGTCATCTTCTTCCAGTGTCTCGGCTAAGTTCTCGTCAAAGGTGTCGTCCTCACCTTTACCAATACTGATCTCCAAGTCGCCTGCGTGGATGTTTACCGCTTCAGGATCAACAATTTCAATCTCAATGGGTTCCTCGTCCTGCGCCATTGACTCCATACCTTGTGGTTGTTGGAACAGAGCTTTGTCTATATTGGTGGCCATCATTTATCCTTAGTAGTACGCCGCAGACCGGCGTTTGAAAAATCGGGGTTCGTCTGGTTCATCCGTGTCAATACGGATAAAACCACCTTGTCTGACTCGCAGCAGTGCTTGGGTGGTCGTGTCAACATAGTCATCGTTCTCTCCCACAGGGAAAGACGCAACCTCTTCTATCACTTCGCGTGCCCAGCGTGTGTCAGGTGCCCACACCAGACCAGATGTAAACATGTCGGCTACGGCGTTGACACGCACCATCTTATCGTTTCCACGGCTCGGTGTAAATTCCTGCACGGGGATGCCCATGTTGCGTAACTCTTGGATCAGTGGCCCACCAGCGGCTTTCTTCTCCACAATGAACGCATCAGGCTCCCACTCTTTGTAATGTTTCAAAGCAATAGTTTTAAGTTCTGGAAATGGCATCCTGTCTTTAAAACCATCCAACAAAATTACTTGCGCCGCGTTGTTCTCTTCCTCGTTGTAGAACACGCCCCACGTTGTGCACGCGCTGTAGTCAGATGTGCTCTTGGTCTCGTGCGCCGTATCCCAGCTCTGGATTATGTACTCACAGTCTGGTGGTGTATCGCTTGGCCAAATGCGCCAGTGCTTTCTAGCAATGATTGCTGAGTTGTCCGAGGTAGGCTGCTGCATGTACTGGGCGTTCCAGTACTTGGGATCCATTGCAGACTTGGCACTTAGTAAAGACTCCAGCGGCCACTGCTCTGGCCAGAGCGACTTCTCGTTGTCCGTTCCTTCATGCAGAATGGCTGGTAGCTCTACGATCTCCCATGTGGGGGAGTCTGGGTTCTTTACTTGGTAGTCAATCAGCCGTCCGGTCAAGTCCAGCTTACCCCAGCGTGTCATGATGACAATGATCGCACCGCCCGGCATCAAACGCTGGAGTGGGCCTGTTTGAAACCAACTCCACGCTGTATCAAACGCCAGTCGGCTGTTTGCCTTTACGTCTTGTTCTGAGTGTGGGTCGTCGATAACGAATAAATCAGCGCCGCGACCGGCAAGAGCACCACCAACACCAGCAGCGTAATACTGGCCCCCAGCAGCAGTACTCCACTTTCCAGCAGCCTTCTGGTCATCTGCAATAAGAGTTTGAGGAAATAGTTCATGGTATTGTTCATCATCCAGTAAGTTACGAACCCGACGACCAAAGTCTTCGGACAGGGAAGCTGTGTGCGTTCCCATGATGATCTTCTTATTAGGGAAATTACCTAGAAAATATGCGGGGAACAGATAGCTGGAAAACTCAGACTTACCCATACGCGGCGCAATATTGATAATTACTCTCTTCTTTTCTCCTCTGATTACCGCATCGAAGATGCGTGCCAGCTTCCTATGATGCGGCCCAACTTTGAATCCGGGGTATACGTGCTTGGCAAATTCCAGCATGTTGGTGCGTCCAGACACCAGCTTATATCTCTTCTCCCGTTCTTCTAACATGTCCATGAGTTCAATCTTTTCCTTGAGACTCATAGTGGGTAAGGCACGTTGGATTGCCTGTATTTCCCCAGTGTTTAACGTTAGACTTTCAAGATTCATCTGGGGTAGCCGGTAAGGGATTGCTTACTTCTATGTCTTCAATCGGTTCAGCGTCGGTCACGTTCATGAACTTGGCGAGCTTGTCCTTGAGCTTCTTGTCGATTTCTTCGTCGGTCAGATCTGTCTTTTTGACTTCAATCTTGTCGGTGAACAACCCAACTTCCGTGACCTTGCCCAACAATCCCAACGCTTTTAGTCGGATATTAGCGTTAGGGTTTTCGCATTCTTCCAACAGTTTGGCCACTGTGTAGCCACGTAGCTCTCTAGCTTGATGCACAAATTCCCAGTCATACGCTGTCAGCATACCCACCAGATGTTGCACTGCAACAGGCTTTTTGATCTGGGTTAGATGTTCGTGCGTGATTTCTGCTGGCGCGGAAGAGATGAGGTTTGTGAAAGATGCGCGTGCCGCTTGGACTTCTGCTTGAGTGACCACTGTGTCTGTGTCAGCCGCACCCAACCCTTTCAGCCACTCGGTTGTATTAACCTTGGCGTCGATTACATCCGCCGGATGTTCTTTCTCAAGCGGCGTAGGTTTACCGGAGTAATCAATTACTTCGGGTTCAAATTCAATTAAGTGTTCTAGCATCAGCGCATAAGTCCCTTGTACCTGCGATGCGCGGAGTGTATACTACTTTTAAGTGATGCGGCAAGTTGCGAATTGGCCTTTGGCCAACCGCAACAGCAGTTGCCGGTTGCTTCTCCTCGGTTGTTGGTTCGACCGTTCAGCCCCTGTCAGAAATGCCGGGGGTTTTTTTATGGATTGTTGTCCAGTGTTGGACAAGAGATTTTATAATTTTTTATAAAAATTTACGGGGGTGGTATTAAGTATTACAAAAGTGCTGAGAACGGGTGGGGAATAGTGTTCAGTGCTAAGCCGTCATTGCCGCTGTATAAGGGGTGATGGGGGGTGGGTGGGGTTCGAAAGTACGCAGTTTTAGGGGCAGAATAGTACCCTCGACCTCGTTTGAAAGGGGTTGTGTGGATAATGGCTTCAGCAAGTAGGGATTGGCTCTACAAGCTATCAACTCAAAGGAAATAAATCATGTCAAACTCAATCAACAAATTGCAAGCCGCAGTCACCAAGGCACTCGCATCAGCCAAAGCGTACGGCGAAGCTGTCGCACTCGCAGTCAAAGCCGCCGAGGGTATGCCTCGTGATGCGGTCCGTGTTGCCATCATGCCTACTATCGGCGAGTTCTACTCTGTGGCACTGGTCGAGGGTTCAGGCAAAGCCGAGGGGTCAAAGGTATTCGACAACGAGGCTAAGTCATGCGAGGCGGCTCGCAAAGCATTACAGCGACTGTTGAAAGACATCCTCGGCACGGAGTCGAACGGACACCAAGAGGAACTCGAAATCCCCGAGGAAATCCTGAAAGCCGCCAAGAGACTTGCCAAGCTGTGCAACGAGTACAAGGGCGCACGCAAACTGGCGAGCACTGCCGTTGCTCAGGCGTTCGCCAAGTGAATGGGGACAAATGTCCCCGTTGTTTTTCCCCGTGCGGCGTAGACGTGTTGTCTTGCCGCTGTTTCTTTTCTTGTCCAACCAAAACCAAACGGAGATTTATCCATGAATAAACGATTTGACATAGTACGCACATCTGAAGGCTTCATGCCCTACGACCACGATTGCGATGAGTTCTTGTATGACGAGAACGGCAACAACTGCTTTGACACTTACGAGGAAGCCTTGCGGTTAGTCGAAGATGCAATCATCACCATTCAAGAACACAACCAAGGAGAATAATCATGTCACGCACTTATCACAGCACTGCCAAAATCAAAGCACTCAAAGACTTACGCATCATCCGTGATGAGATAGTCGCATCAATGCCTCAAGGCAAACCCAAGCAAGCCCTCATTGCCAAGGCACGCAACCGAACCGACCTCGACCATTGGAACGATGCCATCCGTGGGTGCAAACAACTGCGACTGCTTTGAATGGGGACCAATGTCCCCGATACTGGTAAAATCTTAGCTTCCATCGTTTTACCAAAAATCCACACCCATAGACAGCGTTTTCTCCAGCAACCACGGGCATCCGACAAAAACTGTCCATACTATCTACTATTCTAAATATATTTATATATAGGGGAATGTATTTGTGTGTGTGCACTCTGCGTTTGGAAAGCAAGCCGTTTGTTTTTTGTCCTTTGGCTTTTTCATTGTTCTGAAAT